TAGGGATTGGCACTACTTCTCCTGATTCTGGTCTGGTTTTGACAGTAGGAGCCACAAATGGATATCCAGTTATGGGTTTCCAAAACAGTGGCACAACTTATGGAGATATTGGTTGGCAAACCGGACTTGGAATGATATTAGGAGCACGTTCAACTACTCCGCTTTTGTTCTATACAAACGGATCTGAACGCGCCCGCATCGACAGCTCTGGCAGGCTTTTAGTTGGCACGTCTTCTGCGCTTAACGTCGAACCCTTTGTTTCAGCACAAGTTCACAACGAAGCACGTTACGGATACGCCAGTATTTACAGGGCAAATGACGCCAGCGGCCCAGCGTTCTATTTCATCAAAAGTCGAGCCGCCTCTGCCCCAACAGTTGTTCAATCAGGAGATGTTCTCGGAGAGATTCGGTTCCAAGGCGCAGACGGTGGTGACTATGAAACTCCTGGCGGAACAATTAAGTGTGAGGTAGACGGCACACCCGGCGCTAACGACATGCCGGGCAGGTTAGTGTTCTCCACTACCGCCGACGGAGCGAGCAGCCCGACGGAGCGGATGAGGATTACGAGTGCAGGGATTCAGCGCGTATTTAGCTCTTCCGATAATACTATTGAGGCCGCAATTTCTGCTGCAGCAGGAACAACTGAGAATCTTTATGCTGGTAGATACAGCGCAACTGGGACCAATACCGGCACGCTTTGCTTTGTCGTTAGGTCAAACGGCAACGTTCTCAATACTAACAACTCATACGGATCTCTTTCTGACATCAAACTGAAAGAGAATATCATCGACGCCAACTCCCAATGGGATGATCTCAAGGCTCTCCAAGTCCGCAACTACAACTTCAAAGAAGGCCAGACTCATACCCAAATCGGTCTGATCGCCCAAGAGGTTGAACTCGTCTCCCCTGGCCTTGTCAGCGAATCCCCCGACCGCGACGCCGATGGCAACGACCTTGGCACCGTAACCAAGAGCGTCAACTATTCGGTGCTTTACATGAAGGCAGTGAAGGCGCTGCAGGAAGCAATGGAGCGGATCGAGGTTCTTGAACAGCGCCTCACTGATGCTGGTATCGCCTAGACCTCTTAGCCCTACTCTCTAAACGTTCTTGCGCGTAACAGGTCTGGCTGACACATTTTTTGTCAGTCGGATCTATTTTTGCGCAGCGGCTTTTTTGCTGTAATGTGGTGGGGCAGCGAGTTTGCACCTCCTGCCCCTGGCCACAGTTCCCTAGAAACCATGACCCAAGAAGAATACCGCTCCGAGATCACGCTGAGCGAGCGTGGCAAGGAAGTCATCCGTGTCGATGAGGAAGGCTTCCACTACAACGGTCAGTTCATTGCCGATGCCGGTGAAGCGCATCGCTTGCTGGTCGAGTTTTTGAAAAAGCACACCGCCTAGTCATTACCACTAATCACCCATGACACAACAACACCCCATCACCCCACCGCCGGAGCTGGTAGAGCAGTGGCTGGAAGAGCTGTACGGCGGCCCAGTTTCTGTGATTAGCCCATTTGATCAGCGCGTCCTTATAGCTGCCGCCCAATGGGGTGCAGACTGCCAACTTGAAGCAGACGCGGAGTGGTTAGACCGAAATTCCTTGGATGCGCCACATTTGACAATCACTCCGACTGGTAAGGGTTTGGTAGAAGCAATGCGCTCCAAGGCGCCGAGTTTGAAGGAGCAGGCGCTAGATCTTCTGGATAAAGCAGAGGATCCTTCTTGGGACATCAATGATTTTTCCATCATCCGCCGCGCATTGGAGGCACTGCCCGACAGCATTGTCGTATTTCCTTCTCAGTGTTAAAAGCATTAAAAAGCGGCAGGATGTCACCCCCGCCGCCCTTGCAACTGGATCTCACTCCAGTCGCTTTGCTGCTTTCTGATCAGCCCCAGCACTGTAGCACACGGCAGGTATCAGCATGTATTACCTGAAAACAGGAATCAGCTAATACTTGCCCGCTTACGACCCGTCTCAATTTCCATGTCTGAACTTTCCTCCGCCGCGCAGGCGGTAATTACTGCCAGCAACTGTGCTGGGTCTCGAATCGTGCAGTTGCACATTGCCGCCGCTTTGCGAGCTGCTGCGGATCAGGTCGACCATCATTGGGATGGCGCTGAGTGTGTTGACCACCTCATTGCCCTAGCTAACGAGCTTGAAACCCAGTAGTCACCTTCCCTAGGGTGGGCAGCCGACCCTTTCCAACTGGCTGTAACCCAACTACTCTGTACCAGTCTGGTTCTTCATCATGGCCACCACCTTTACGTGGGGTATCAACACCCTTGAACGCGAAACCGACGACGGCTTTGTGTTTACCGCCCACTACACCGTCAACGCCGACGATGGCACCTATTCTTCAGGTGCATACGGCAGCGTGGGATTTCAACGTCCCGACAACCTGATCCCGTACAACCAACTCGACGAGGCAACCGTGATCGGCTGGGTCCAAGAAGCCCTTGGCGGTGAGGAAAAGGTTGCTGAAATTGAAGCTGCCCTGCAAGCTCAGATTGACGAACAGCGTCATCCGTCAAAAGCGGCTGGTGTTCCTTGGGGCAACTAAAAGCAATGCTGACTGCATTTGTTTTGGCCGGTGCCTGGTGCGCCGGCATTTTTCTTGCCTACTGCTTGGTGGCCATCAACCCCCGCGACGACCACTAGTGTGCTAGGAAGGATGCGGCCAGCGCAGCGCCAACTGCCTGACCCCGATCGACCCACCGACTTGGACCGATGCCTGAATTGTATCGCGCAGAATCTGCTGCGCCGTCTTGCACTCACACGTTGTCGCAAGCATGGGAGCTATTTAAGGAAGAACGCAGCGTTTCGCTCTGTCCTACCAGCCTCACTAGTGACTACAACCAAGTCACAAAATGGCTAGAGCGTTGTCCTGTACAAAGCCTTGCTGAAGGCCGCCGTGTGTTGACGTGGCTGTTGCAACAAAAACCAGAGAAATCTGCACGCCGCGTGTGCATGTATGTGCGCAGTTTGTACCGCTGGGCATCCGCAGAAGATGTTGCCTTACTGGTGCGTAATCCAGTTGCAAACTTTAGGATGCCTAAAGCCCCGCAAGGCAACCACGAAATTGTTGTGATCCCACGCGATGAAGTTGCCCTGGTGCTTGTTGCACTAGAAGCCAAACGGACTTACAAAAACGTGAACTGGGCGTGGTTTGCTGAATTTATGCTGCAGACGGCCTTGCGGACTGGCGAAGTTAGAGCGTTGAAATGGTCAGATATTGATGGTGATCGCGTACTGGTGCACAGCAATTACACGCTTACTCATGGGCATAAAAACAGCACCAAAACAAACAAAAAGCGCTGGGTGCCACTTAACTCCCGCGCAAAGGAAATACTGGAGTCGTTAAAACGCGAGAACGATTACATATTTCCTTGGAACAGGCTGGCGTTCCAGAGTTACTTTATTAAACGTATGCAAGAACTACATAAAGCTGGTTTGATCAAAGCGCGATACCGCCCTTACGATCTTCGCCATGTTGCAATCAGCCGCTGGCTTGAGGCTGGTATTCCTGTAACGCAGGCTGCTAACTGGGCGGGTAATACAGCTGACGTTATCTGGAAACACTATGCGGCCACAACTGCTGAGTATAAAATCCCCGTGCTCTGATGGCGATAGGTCGGTAATATCGCCTTAGATTTCTACATTTCCATTGGCCGTAAAATCCAAGACCGCACTGGGGCGCGTCGAGCACAAAGCCGGACGCCCTAAAACCACAAGTCAGGGTTTCGGACAGCACAGCCGTCCACGTCGTCGCGGCAAGAAAAAACTGGTCGGTCAAGGCCGCTAAATTAGTAAAAAGGTCGGCAGTATGCCTCGCAATGGAACATCACGAGGAAGTTCACGCCGCCGCACCGCAACCACCTAACTTGATCAATCAGGCTGTACCGGCATTGCTGGCCACGGCTGTGATCGGGTTAGGTGGCCTTTTTATCCAGGTTGCCAAACTGGATCAATCGGTTAGCACGGTCGCCGCCGATATTCAAGAGCTAAAGAACGACTCAAAAGAAAGGCTTAGTGACCTTGAAGCCAGAGTGCGCCAGATTGAAATGACGGTTGGCAGTCGCAAATGATCGCCGTACACTGAAGGAAACGCGATTCCATCATGGATCCCACCACTGCTGCTGTTATTGCCATTCTTGTGGCTGCAGGTTCTGAGATTATTGCCATCCTGCCGATCAAAGAAAATAGCTGGCTACAACTGATTGTTAAGGCGCTTAAGGTGCTGTTCCCAAAGCGCTGAATGCTGACACGGTATGGCTAGCGCGGTTTGGCCAAAAGACTTGGCGTGATCAACTGCGTAAAGCAGCGCAGGATTACAAATTTGAAAAAACGCTAGGTCCACGGCTGGATCGCGCAGAGGCTGATTGGCATAAGGCACAGCCAGAAAGCGCAACACCTGTCATTGTGTATGAGTTGCCTGATCCTGAGTTACAGACTGGTGATAGCCGTTTGCTTGGCGGCGCCATGAGTATTCACGCACCTTGGAGTGATGACGCAAAACGCAATCAGGCTGATTGACCTGTTTCGGTATTACAGGCATGGGTTGCCGCATCAAATGGCAGCGGTAACGGAGCTTGAGGCTGCGATCAATAAGGCGAATCCGCATATCCTTGGCCGTGATCAGGGTTGGTTTAAGACGTGGAGCCAAAGCGGCAAACAGGACGAAAACGATCTGGAGCCAGCACTAGATCTGATTCGGCAGTTTGAGGGTTGCAGGCTTGAAGCTTATCTGTGCCCGGCTGGTGTATGGACAATCGGTTATGGCCACACTGGCCCGAACGTAAAGCCTGGGCTGAAAATCACACAGGCAGATGCAGAGGCGTTATTGCTGTCTGATGTTGAGCGTTTTGCGCGTGCTGTTGATACGTGGATCAAGGTAAAACTGAGCAATAACCAGCGTTGCGCCCTGATTAGTTTTACGTTCAATGTGGGCATTGGTGCGCTGCAGGGAAGCACGCTGCGTAAACGCCTTAATAATGGCGAAGATGCTGTGAAGGTGGCAATGGAAGAGTTGCCACGATGGAATAAAGGCGACGGCGAGATCCTTGAAGGCTTAGTGCGGCGTCGCAAGGCAGAGGTTGATTTGTTTTGCCGTGGCGTAAAACCTTTGACCGATGATGTGAAATTGACCCCTGATAAGCCTTTCACTTTTAAGGTGACGCCACATATTACTTATGGCGAGCTGACATTAAACGAAGAGGCTAGGCGTTTTACGAAACAGCATCAATGCGACACGGCAGTTGTGTTGTGCAATTTCCTTGAAAAGGCTCGCGCTGCGTTTGGCAATAAGCCCATTGTGATTACCAGTGGATATAGACCGCCGAAGGTGAATGCATCTGTGGGTGGTGCATCTAGGTCGGAGCATCTTTACGACGCACCCGATACTGGAGCCGTTGATTTTTACATTGATGGTGTCAACATTTACGACCTGCAGGAATGGTGCAAGGCTCACTGGCCGTTCAGCTTGGGGCTAGGTGCTCCAAAAGGTTTCATGCACATCGGAATTCGCCCTGGTCGGCCTAAGGTGGTTTGGGTTTACTGAGGCTCCGTGCTGCTGCCTGATTCTGAGATCCGCGCCCTGTGCCAATCTCACGCTCTGATTCATCCGTTCAATCCTGATCGTTTAAATCCCGCCAGCTACGACGTGGCGCTAGGGGACAACATCATGATTGAGGTGGCTGAGACTCCCGAGCTAATCAGGCACAGCATTAAGTCGCATACCAAGGATGATCCTTACTGGCTACAGCCTGGTGAGTTCATCCTTGCTGAAACGCAGGAGATTTTCAATCTGCCTGATAGCCCAGCGATTGCCGCTCAATTTGTACTGAAATCAAGCCGTGCGCGTTCTGGTATTCAGCATATGTTGGCCGGATTTTGTGATCCTGGCTGGCATGGCAGCAGGTTGACGCTTGAACTGAAGAATGTACGGCAAAAGCATCGCGTCGGTGTTTGGCCGGGTTTGCTGATTGGTCAAATGGTCTTTATGCCACTCAGCGATGACCCTGAAAAGTCTTACGCTGAGGTTGGGCACTACAACCGACACGAAACCGTAATGCCATCTTGGGAAACATTTAAGACTTCTCCGAGCGTTAATGTTTAGCCTATAGAAGGAGAGATGGGGACGACCGCTCAGTGCCAAGGCTGGGCGGTTTTTTATTGCCTAATGATCTGGCCCCTGTTGACGCCTTAGAAAACATGGCACATCAGGATCCTGCAGCATATGCAGGCTGAATTCATCGGCATAGCGATCAGCACACCATTTCTGAGCGCCGCCTACGGTGCGGAATGGTCCGACTCGTGTTCCGTCAGGAAGCTTGACGTAGTAGGTCATTTTCGTTGTAGTAGCTACCGTTTAGAGAACCAAGCGGTCGCCTGGTGGTTGAACACATTGACGGTACAGAGCTAGTACGCAAGCACGAAGCAAAACGCCGTTTCCGTGATCAGATCCTGTTGCATTTCAATTATCACTGCGCTTATTGCTTTGAGCCGTTAGGGCGTTCCCCAACACTTGATCATGTAATCCCAAAAATCAAGGGAGGCACCAGTGCAATGAATAATTTGGTTGCCTGTTGTTTTGGGTGCAATATGTCAAAAGGACATAAAGACTGGCGAGTTTGGTACAGAAATTTGCCGTTTTGGTCGGAGATTGGGGAGGCGCGGATTATGGATTGGATTAGCAGGGACTAAGGCGAAGTCATCTGGTGCTGATAGACATGGGCTTGCCAAAGATCAGAGCTATAACGACACATACCTTTGTAACAAGTGCGGTAATACATTTCTCCACCTTCCGCAGGTTCTAGAACTTCGATGTAACTACCGTCTTCAAAATCAGTCCGGCTCAAAATTGTCGGTTCCATCGTTGTACAGGCTGCATTGATTAGCAAAACGACCGTTCGGAAAGCTCTTGGCCTCAGGGAAACCAAGCGAGCAGCCGTTTCCTCCATTGTGGGCCAAGGTTGGTGCCCATTGAATGCAATCCCAGCAACGAGGCGCTGTAGGTTCAGGATCTTCTAATGGTTCAAGCTTTTTGCCTGACCGAAAGGCTTGATAAATATTGTTAGCCCGCACAAAGGCAAGCCGTAACTCCTTGGTGTGAAGATCCACCTCTACTTGTTGCTCTGGCCGTGGGCCAAGGCGTATACGACAGCGCCAGTTCTCAAACAGCTTGTGCCGTTCAAGGATCAGTCTGTTATTGAAGAGGTGGATCACGATCAGTCTTCCTCGCCGTAGGAAGGCATATGGAAGAGGCGTTCAAGGTTGAAATGATCCGGTGGCATTTCATCTGGCGCCTGGCCTTCACGGAACGGATCGTTTAGATCACGCACGATGTAGGTAACAGGTGTGTGGCGCAGACGGATTTGGATGGTTCCGACCCGAGGGCTTTTGGCCAGCACTCTGAAACACCAGTTTTCAAAGCGATTAAGGAAAGGAACTTTAATGGCCATGTTCAGGGTTTTGGCGGAACCAAATACGTTGTTAGAAGGGTGATAGCAACATCAGCGTACCGATTAGCCAGCTTGCTGTCAGTACCACCAACAGCACGGATGAGATCAGAACGGAAAACGTTGTAATCAAGGTCACGTAAGTTGCTGGCGACTTCACGAGAAAACTCATCCCAAAGACCGGTGTAAAGCTGATCGTTGCGTCCGGTGCGTTGGTAAATCATGTCCATGAAATCAGCACGGCGCTGGTCAAGTTCAGTGGCGGTCAGCATAGTTTTTGGCAGTAGCAAGGGCTTGGGAACGGGTATCGCAGAGCGGTCCGTACCAGACTGAATTGCCATCCCAGCACCAAGGCTGAAAGGCAGACATGACACCGTAACCAACCCAATCAGCTCCGTAGCAGTAATGCCGTGGACTGTCATATCGGTTGGCTTCCGCTTTGATCGGCGCCATTGGCTATTGGGCAGTTTGCCGTTTGATAGCGGATGAATGGCTGGAGCGCAGCGTACATACGGGCACAGTCGTCAATCGTGTGATTGTTGAACCGTGGCGCCCAGTATTCAGCGAGGCATTCAATCAGTACAGCTTGGATTTCGCTGGTAGAGGTGACAGGCTGCTGCGAAAAATGGTTCATCTATGGCCTCGGGGAAGCCGTAGGAACATTCACCCTGTCGAAATTCCGCACAGTTTGTACAGAGTTTGGCGCGGGCAACGTAATCACGGCGGACTGATTCTTTAACGCGGACTGGAATGCGTGGAATTTCAGGGGCAACGTCTGTCCATGATCTTCTGTTGCGTATCAAGGAAATCGCCTGCCGAGTTACATCTAACTGATCAGCCAGCTCTTGATTGGTTTGAGTTGACTGGAGGATATAAATGATCTTGGCAGGCGTGAGCTTGGTTTTATTGGTACGCGCCATTGATGGTGGGTAGCTTCACCTCACTGTGTTTGTCTGGTGTGATCCAGCGAAGGTCGTTGTAAACAGGCCCCCATGTTTCAAAGGCAAGCTGTTTGGCCTCGGGAAATCCACAGGCCACCACCCAGTCGTAGACGTTGATGGATGGAATGGTGAAGTAAAAACGACGTGGTTGTGGTTGCATGATCAGCGGGTTTCGATGGGTCGCTTGGAAAGGTAAAGCTGTGAAACTTGATAAGTTGCGCCTGTGGCGAAGCTTTGAACGAGGTAGGTAGGCCATGAGCAGCCTTCTACCTTGCTGATGACTGTTGCTTCAACCTGAGGCCAGCCACGGACGTAACAAGGCATTCCAGGATGGAAGCGCCACAGGTCACGTTCAACTCTGACGCCGCGTGCATTGGGCGACATTTTGTAGATCTTTTGACTAGTTGAAATAACAGGCGCCACCATGCCGGAGCATTGAGCGGTGAGAACAACGAGGCTCATTTTGTGGTGGTGTAGACGGCGTGTTGAGTACCGCTGTGGTGAGCGGTTTTAAGAGTTAGGCCATCGTGAATGATGGCGCCGAAGATAAGGCCAGGGATCAGGATTTGCAGGATCCCGCAGAGGCAATTTTTCATGGTGTGGTGTGGGTTGTCGGTTGGCCGGATCGCTCCGGTTGGGTGAATGGTAGCGACTATTTGGGCGGAGTAAACCCCTAAATTCATGGTGTCGCAATTCGTTACCTTGCCCTGTGTCTAGCGTGAATGTGGTATGCACTTCGGATCATGGATAACGAAGCCTGGCAATGGATGCAGCTCAAGCCTGAACCCACCACAGCCTTTAAGGTCGAAACAGAAGCCCGGCGCCTAGAGAACACCCCAAACGCCGGGCCTATTGCTGCTCAGTTGTATCGCGCCTGGTCTATGCAGCAAACTTTGCTACAGCAGGCCACCAACCGTATTGCAGCTTTAGAACTGCAGTTAATAAAAGACAAATATCAAGAAGACAACTGAACATCCTTCCACGTCTTGCCATATTTGATCAGATTGACGGTTGTAACATGCACGCCGTAATCGTTAGCGATCTTTTGCGCTGATTCACCGCCAGCAGCAAGACGGCGTTTGATTTCAGCCACCTTGTCAGGATTTAGAGCACCGCGCTTGCGCTTGGCTTTACGACGCTTGCTAGTCAAAGCGGTTGGCTGATCATGTTCGGTTACAGCTTTGGGCTGTGCAGCACCACCAGCTTTGATGACCTGCGCTGATTCGATCAACCGTTGGATCTGGCCAATGCGGTTGTTCAGTTCGACGACTTGAGAATCGGTGAGGATGATCATGGAATCCATCAGAAAGAGGTTTCAGGGAGTTCGGGTTTGATAGGCGAAAAGGAGCCTTTATTGCCCCATTTGCCACCCCAGAGCGAAAAGCCGGTGTGCTCGGTGTATTCATCCTTGCCTGTGTAGACGCGGATCTTTTGGCCTTTAGCTTCTGCCTGTTCAGCCATGCTCATCAGGTAGTTAGCCGCAGCCATAGCCTGCTCAGAGGTGAAATCGATGATGATCTGTTCCTCTGGAGCCTTGTCGCTTTTGCGATTGCGATTTTCCTGAATGCGGAATTTCGCCGTGAAGGCAATGTCAGCCATTGTTTGATAGGAAGCTTGAGATGATGTAACGCAGCGCCTGATTGATGTTCTGGCCTGATTTGGCACAGTACACCTTCAGTTGCCGGTAGGTATCAGGCGGAAGTTTGGCCGCAACGATGGTGCGGTTTTTTCTCCGATTGATTTCCTCTTGTGTTTTGGGCCGTCGCCCTGTCATGCGGGATTGTCAGCGATGTACTTGGCAATGAACTCCTTATGTTCAGGGAACTGAATACGGTCAGCGATACGCGGGGCCATAATCTTGAACTGCTTTTTAAAGGCAGTAATCAGGTCATCGCGTTTTTCGTAACCCTTGACCCAACCCTTGATTTCCTCAACTTCTTCATCGGTCAGAAAAACGACCTTTGATTCAGCCTTGGATTCGGTCTTGGTCTTTGCCTTGGGTTGAGTGTCCCGCACTTGGGACGGCTCCTTTGGCGCTTCTTGCTGCAGGGCTGGCTTAGCCGGTTCTTCGCGGTGCGGATTCTCTATTGCTTCCCGCGCCCAGAGCTGCCATGCAAGGCCGAATTGAGCGGCTGCAGCAGTACAAAGGCAACGCCGATGAGCATCAGTGAGATCACGGGCAGTGACCTTTTCAAATGCGATGGCGTTGTTGCGGTTATCCATGATCGCCTGTGGGAAGGGCGGCGTATCGGATCCGTTGACGTGTTCAAAGCACCCGACCACATAAGCGGTTCCGTCGGGAGACTTCCAAACATGGCCGGTTTCTGGGTGAGCCTTGAGAGCAAACTGCCAGCCAGGCGCATGATCATGTAGTAAGTGGGCAACACGGCACCAGTTGACGTAATCAGCGGCGTATGAGCCTGTTCCTTTGGTTGATACGTCTTGCTGCGTGATGATGCCCCCAAGATTGGGGTAATCGGTCATAGGGTTTGTGCGGGTTGTGTGGTGATCGGTTGAGGACGGGCTTCGGACCCATCAGGAGTATACCCTTAAATGCAAAGGCTGTCTAGATCTCTTCAAAGTGATATCCGGCGGTCTTATGCCCTTTGTCAACCGCCCGCGCAATGCACTGCCTTACAACAAATACATCACGAGCAGCGGCTCCCATGCTTGGGTAGATCTTGCCAGTTTCAATGCAGCGTACACGTTTTTGTTTCCATTGCCGATCCGGGCGTTTCGGATATTTCCGCAGGATTTCCTTTGCCCATCGTGAATCTTCTAGCAACATCTGCAGACCAACCTCATTGGCCCCACCAAGCCGTGAAGGATGATGGCGTGCAAAATTCTTGAACATCTTAGTCGTTACATAATTAAATGTTTTCTTTTTGCTATCGCGTCGGTATGTTTCAAGTGGATAATCCTTAAGACGCTTCCATCCCGCGATTGTGTCTCTAGATAGTCCAAGCATCTGGCCAAGTTTCATAAATGTATAAAACTCAACCGTTGGTCGATTAGAATAGCCAAAGGTTCTCAGCTTTTTATCTATTGCGTGCTTGCTTCGATCAGGGAGCCCATTAACACGTGCCCATAAATTAAACGAACGCACAAGTCGTGACAGCGGCATCGTATTGACGTGATCAATTAGCCAATCTGTTTCTTCCTGCGTCCATAAGCGAACCCGTTTCCGTGGTTTATTGGCACAACTACGACTGCAGGTTTTTCGCGTTGACGGTCTGCCATTGCGCAGAATTTTGATGTCAAACGCAGTGCCGCAAATTTTGCAAATACGGACGTACTTTGATGCGTTCACAGTTTGTTAATGGTGATTAGGGCTCCTGGTAGTTCGCCTTCATTGGCGTATTGTTTTGTTGCTATTAATGTCACAACCTGCGAATCGTCTTTAATCAACACATTGGTAATACCGTCCAAGGTTGAGCGGCACAACTTATCAAGATCAGGCTTGGTGAACTTATAAAACGGCGCCTTGGGTTTGACTTCACCTTTACTGGTGTAGTGCGCCTTTGGGCGGCTGAACAGAAAGGTAATCAATACGCTGACAGGCTCATCAATCAACGCTTCGCCGGTTTCAAGCGCTGCCTGGCTGACGGCAAAACGCCATGGCTTGACTTTTTTTGATGCTTCCACCATGCGGCCATTGCCAACATGGCGCTTACTGCCTTGCGGTGCCGGCTCAATGCCCTGCACGGAAAACTTCATTTCGTATGCGTCAGACAACGATTGAGGTGTTCAACTGGCGTGCTTAGTGTGATGCCCTGAACGTCAGGGCGCATGGATAGCAACCAAAACAGAAACCGCGTCTGCCAAGTCAGGTTGTAAGGGTTGTTAATCATTCGATTGCATCAAACAATTTTCAAGATGTTTTTTTGTGGAATGGACTGGTAGTACAGGCTCTTGCGTTCGTCTTTTGGGTCAAGGGTCAGCAGGTACTGCACCAGCTCTGCCACGGCGTTTGTGTATTGCTCTGGATCCCATAGGTCGTACTTGGCCAAGATGGCGTCAATACGGTCATCTACGGGAGAGCCAGCCATCAGAACTCTGCCTTTGGCAGCGTCACTCTCCAGTATTCTGTTTCGCGCTTGGTGGCGACGCCTTCAAATTCCTCTAGCTGCTTAAGCTGCTTTACCGCTTCGCTGTATTGGTAGGTGGTTTTAACGCAACGCGTAACTTTGACTCCATTGGCGTTGAGGTTGCCGTCGTCGTCCTTCAGGTCGTCCATATCGCCTGCGGTGTACATCAGGGTAAGGTCATCCATGAGACGATCAAGGATTTCTTGATGACGTGCAATTTCCTTTTTGGTGCTGGCGATGACGCCAAGGAGTGTGCTGGGGTTGGTCATGGTGAAGAAAAGGCCCCGTAAGGGGCCATGAGATCAGAACAGAAGGCCGAGGCAGAAGCTCACGGCTGCAATCCATAAAGCAACGGTGATCTGTTCCTTGGATTCGTTCACCTGTTGTTCAAGGGTTGAAGTGGTGTCGGCTTGCTGTCGTAGCAGGTCGATTAACTGCGCCTTGGTGGCACGGTTGAAATTGGTCATGGCGTTTCATGTCGTGGTGGCATCGCTGCCATAAGGAGTATACCCCTAAACGGAGGGCGTGACAACCCGCCTCAGAACTCCGGTTGGTTCAGCATCAAAAACGCATCACGGGCGCCCTGCCACTCAATCACTGCCTCATCTACATCCACCTTCTGCAGCGTCGTGCTGCCAGGTCGGCTCCACAGCACCCCAGCCTTCTGTACGTACAGCTTTGGCCAGTGCAACCCAAGCATCCCAAGATATCCACCAAGTTGCGGGCTTACGTCATATGGGCTGGCATCGGCCTTGCCCTGCGTTTTCAAATCCACCAACACAAGCTGCCGATGGTCATCCTTACGCCGCAACAGGCAATCAAAGCTGCCCGCAATGTTGCGATCTAAATCCGCCAGTCGGTATTCACACGCCACCGCCTCATACGTATTCCAAACGGAATGCTCTAGCAGCGGCTCAACCCATTCGCTGTAGTCAGCCGGATACACCCCTGGCTCACCAGTCGTCAGAAAGTTTTCCAACGCCAAATGAACCGCCTTCCCACGCGGCTCCCAGATGTGCTTGGTCTCCATAATCCGTTTCATCGCCCACGCATCCTTCGTGCCCTTGCATACCTGCGTCACCGAGTGATTCAGCCACTGGCCCGTGGGTTGCCATTGGTAGCGGTGCGCCTCCTCGTTGAACAGGATCGGCAGCGGCGGTAACCACCGGGAAGTCTCTGGGATCTGTGACTTGGACTCGTTCAGTTGGTGTGGGCTCATCTCTGAGGGGATTACGGAAGACAGGCGGTGTGAAACCGGGAATGCGCTTGGCATCCTCCATTGTGATGACCCAGCCCGGTGATGGCACATCTAGATCCTGCAGGGTCCAGTGCTTGTTTTCAATGCCACGCCTGAGCAGGCGGCGAACTTCGGCTATGTCAAAAGCTTGTTTCATTTAGACCCAACGCATTTGTTGATAGTTTTTCTCGCTAACACGCTTGCGGCGTCCGCGCTGGACAGGGTAAAGACGATCCAATTCGTAATTAACAAATTTCATGTCGCCCGGACTCGCTTGCATCAACAAAGCCTTGCAGGCGGTGACAATTGGTATGACAACTTCCATCTTTGCATTATCGCTAAGCAATTGATGGTGCTTATACTTTCTTTTGCCATCTTCGTCGGCTGGATTGAGATCCATTATTGTTTCGTATACATCCGAAGGCAGTCTGTTCCAAAGAAGATTGGCGATAATGTACTTAACATGGCCCGAAGTGCTATTTATGTCGTGGCCGGAAACTCGCTTAAAGTGAATTTGAAAATGCCTGTCAAAAAGTTTTCTGTACGGGCCAATTTCCAAGTCAAGAAAATAATCAAGCAGCCTATCTTGTTGATTTCTTGAATCTTCAATGCCAAAGGCTTCCTGATAGCTGCGTTCAAGGCTGACGCCAGCCAGCGTATTGATAAGCTGCCACGCCATATCTTGCGACGCACCTTCGCCATACCTAGCTTCGTGAGCCCAAACCGATTGAGCCATTGGCAGGGATAGCAGCGATTCCGGTCTGCCGGCAACCTTGATTACTGGCTGATCCAAAAAGTTTTCATTGCCCGCCGTTTTTGGGGCCGAGACAGGCTGAGACTTATTGCCAGACAAGGCGTTTGCCCCCGCCGCCAACTGACTTGAGACTAGTCTTGAGACAAATTGATGATTCCGACCGATAACGCGACCTGTACTGCCAAGTCCTTGCCGAAATTCGCCATTCGGCATCATGAAGCCATCAACGGTCACAGGACCGATCTGGATTGACTTGCGAACAAAGGTCAACGCCTGGGGTTCAGGCTGCGTCGGCAGATGCTTTTTGGTCATTGCTGGTGGTGCTGTAAAACCCGCCAGCGTTGCTGAGGCGTTGACGGGGTGAACCAATGTACCCGCTGTTGTCAAGCGGTTGTTCCTGTTACACTCTGCTGGCTGGGGCGTTGGCTCCGAAGGGGTGGGGCTTACGGGCTCTGCCCTTTCTGCTTTTAGATCTGCCTCCACAGCCGCTCCTTGTCTGCGTGGTCACGCTCTGACGCGGCCAGCGGATGCACGACGTAACGCGCTGCCAGCGGGCTCTTCGGGTCATCAGCGCCCACGTTCGGGCAGAAGGTCATGTACAGGCCTTGATCGTCGTACTTGCCCATCGGGTGCCCGTAAGCGGCATCAGGCGGCGCTGTGCGGGTTGTGGTGACGCTGTAGCTGACCTGCTTGGTCTTGGCGTCAGCGGTCTGCCAGACGTATTTGCCTTTGTTTTCTGGTGCGTACAGTTTCATGGTGAGTCTCAGTTGATTAACAAAGGACGGGATCAGTCGTCGTAAACCCAGCAACGGTTTTCCTCATCCCAATACTTTCCGCCGCTTTGGCGCTTGTGCTCTTCGAGATACACCTCGTACTTGCCGTCACGCAGCCAGCGAAACAGGTCAGGAAGGCTGCCAACAAACTCCCCGGCACCCATCTTCCGCTTCTGCTCGGCAATCGCCCTTTCAGCGGCTTCCAGGAGGGTCTCAGGGCCTTCAAGGGCAACGATCGCCTTCCATTCGTCAAACGCCTTTGGTTTCGTCTGGGATGAGACTCGATCAGGGGCAGATTGATACAGCTTCCAGAAGGCGTTGAACTCTTCGGAATACTCCGGCTTTTTCCGGGCTTTCCCGGTTTTCTTAGCCGTTTTCGTTAATTTAACAGCCGTACTATTATTAATACTAAAAGATTCTTCTTTAGTAATACTAGAACTTATAGTATTAATACTATTAGAAGAATTAGAGGCTTCGCTCCCTGTCGGTCGCTCCGCCAGCGTAACGTCCCTGTCAACTCCTAGCTCAATCAAATAGGCGCAAAACCCAGTTAGGGTCATGGTTCTGGGTTTGTAACGCTCCAAGTCACAAATCAAATCCTCTGGTAATCGCAGGAAAATGGCCTTTGACATTGCTTGCTGTTTTTTGCTTGGTGAAAGAAAAGCTTGCAAAGGCTAGCCAAATTTTGCAGGTCGGCAAGTGCCCTGCAGCACATTCCTAAAAGTCTTCAGAATCGGTTTTCCACAGCCTCGCCCGTCTCATCCGCGTCTCATCCGCGCCATTCTCTCATTTTGGGTTTATCCTTATTTCATCGCTTTTATTTCAACCTTGGCGCGTTCTACCGCCGCTGAAGTCAACTTCCGTATTGACACCGTTTACGGTCTTCTGACCGAAGGAAAATCGCGTGGTCAAATTGTTCAGTTCGGCGCAGAACAATGGAATGTAGATATTCGTCAAGTCGATAACTACATCAAACGTGCACGAATTCGCCTAGAAGAAGACGCCGCCATGACCCGGCCTTCATGGATTGCCGAAGCCCTAGGCCGTCTTCGTACCTACGAACAATCCGCCTACAAGCGCGGCCAAACGCAAGTCGCCCTCAACTCGGTCCAACTCCAAGCCAAACTGATTGGTCTTGAAATTTGAGCCTGCTCGCCAATGCCCCTGGTGGCTTCCTGCTTGAACCGCCCATCCCGGCAGACCTTCAGGATCAAAAAGACTGGCTGCCCTTTGCCCAGCAGCTCTACCAAGGTCTGACCGGCCCGCAACGTCAGGTCTGGGATGCACCCGAGCGTTTCAAACTGCTGTGTTCTGGCCGCCGCTTTGGCAAGACCTACCTCTGCATTAGCCGCCTTGTCGCCTGGGCCATTGAGCACCCCGGCAGCCTGAACTGGTACGTCACGCAAACCTATAAATCGGCAAAACAAATTGCATGGCGCCAGCTTCGCAGCATGGTGCCGCCCGAAATGTTTGCCAGAAAAAATGAATCTGAACTGTCTGTTGAATTAAGTAATGGCAGCGTGATCGCCTTAAAAGGTGCCGAATCAGCCGATGCCCTGCGTGGTGTGTCACTCAGCAGTCTGATCGTTGACGAAGCCGCTTACGTCAAGCAGGAAGCATGGGAGATGGTCCTGCGCCCAGCGCTGTCAGACCAAGGCGGTCCGGCATGGTTTATCACCACCCCTGCTGGCCTGAACTGGTTTCACGACCTGTGGGAACAGGCGCAGGATCAGCCGGACTGGTCAACCTTCAGTTACACCACGATCCAAGGTGGCAACGTCCCCGAGGATGAGGTTGAGGCGGCACGCCGCACGCTTGACGACCGCACCTTCCGTCAGGAGTACCTAGCCAGTTTTGAAACCCTGTCGGGCCGTGTCTACCCCGATTTCAGCGACGACAACATTTCTGATGCCGTCCGCGACACTGGCGGCCCAATCCTGTGGGGCACTGACTTCAACGTGAGCGTGCTGGCCGGCGTGCTTGGTAGCCGCGTTGGCGACACACTTCATATATGGGATGAGGTATCCGTTACGCAGACCAACACGGATGAGGTGTGCGCCATGCTGCGTGAACGGTTCAGAGATCGGAAGCTGATCGCCTACCCGGATCCAACTGGTAGTGCCCGCAAGACTTCATCGGCTGGCCGCACGGATCACGAGATCATCCGGCAGTACGGTTTCGGCGTGGTCAGCCCCAAAGCGCCCTGGTCAGTGAAGGACAAGATCAACGCCACCAACAGCTTGATCCGTAACGCCAATGGCCAGATCCGCCTGTTCGTTCACCCGCGTTGCAAGAACACGATCAAGGCGCTGCGCAACGTGACGTACAAGCAGGGTGCTGACGATTACGTGATTGATAAATCGGCTGGGATCGAGCACTGGACAGACGGGCTGGGGTATCTGGTGATGTCGGAGTACAACCCGCTACATGCGAACGCGGGCAAGGGCACGGGTATCAGGCTGTATTGACGATTTGTGAAGTGACCACTGGGGTGCTTGTCAGATGGCGGGGGTATACCCCATAATTAAGGGACAGGGGGCAACCCCACCATTCTCGGCACGGCGCCGGTTCTGAAAATGTGGTTTGATTCCTACAAGGAAGCCATGGCTGCTCTTCAAGCAGACCGCAAGCTGACCGCTTTCTGGGATGCTGGCGAAGGCTGGAAAGCTGAGGCTTACTGGAATCGTGGTCGTCTGATCATGGTCAGCATCAATCCCGATGGTCTTCGGATCGTCTGATGCACTGGGGGGAGCAATCCCCCTTTTTGTTTGCTGTGCTTGATATGGAAAGCCTGAACGGCGTTGAATTGGTTGCTGGCATGAAGGTATGGGTCGATATGCCACACATGCCGAATGTGTTTGCTGGCGACGTGATGTATGCAGAAGTTGTTGATGGCGCTTTGCCAGCCACCTCTGGCAGCGTTTGGGTTAAGCAGCTTGCTACTGCCGCTTGTCCGATCATCGGCGATCCTTGGATTAGTGAGCAGCCAGCAATACGGTGTTTAGCCGTCTGATACTTGAGCCCCTCCGGGGGCCTTTTCTTTTGCCGCTACCGTAAGGCCGCCGCACAATCACAATGTCCGCACCCCTCTGGCACGACCTTGAAGCCGCTTTTGACTCCGTTCAAGACGACGGCTCCTATGACTTCAACGAAGCCGCTTCAGCCATGCTCACCGCCATTCAACAATGGCTATATGACGAAGGCTTCGATGACGCCGGTGATGCGCTAGAAGACGAAATCAATCGCGCTGACCAAGGCGAATAAACTTTGATCCTGCTGGGTCGGTTCTGTCCGTAAGGCTGAACGCCGTGTGTGGCGGTATCGGAGGCCCGGCTTACATTTGCCCAATAGAATCAAACTACGGCTAAACGCGGCAGATCATGTACACCGGTTTCAACGCATACGACCGGCTTCTGACGCGCAAAGCCACGCAGGTGCAAGACCCCAATAACGCTTGGGCTGCACAGGAACCGCATTGGATCTTGATTGAAGATCTGATGGAGGGCACTTACGGTATGCGCCGCAAGCATCGGCGTTATCTTCCGCAAGAACCCCGCGAGCAAGACGAGTCTTACGACAACCGCCTAGCTCGTAGCGTCTGCCCGCCGTATTACCAGCGCCTTGAACGGATGCTGGCCGGCATGTTGACCCGCAAGCCTGTACGCCTTGACGACGTACCTGATCTGATCCGTGAGCAACTGTTTGATGTAGACCTGCAGGGTAACGATCTCAATATCTTTGTCTACGAATTGACGCGCAAGATTGTGCGTTACGGCCACGCTGGCGTGTTGGTTGATTTCCCCAGCGAAACAGAAGACGAACTGCAGAACATCACTGATACTGCATCGCTTCGCCCGTATTGGGTGACGTATACGCCGCGTGACATTCTTGGTTGGCGATCTGAAATCGTCAACGGCGCACAGAAGCTAACCATGCTGCGCTTGCGTGAGTTAATCGTTGTGCCTGATGGTGATTTTGGTGAGAAATACTTAGAGCAGATCCGCGTACTTAAACCCGGCTCTTACGAACTGCACCGCCAATCAGACACCAAAGGTCAATATGAAATGGTGGCAGAAGGCACCACCAGCCTTGATTACATTCCCTTTGCCGTCGCCTACTCCAACCGTGTTGGCCTGCTTGAGTCACGCCCGCCGCTGGAAGACATTGCCGAGCTGAACCTAAAGACTTACCAAATCCAGAGCGATCTGGACAACATGCTGCATATCAGCGGCGTGCCAATGCTTGCCTTCTACGGCTTCCCATCATCTGCCGAGGAAGTATCTGCTGGCCCTGGTGAAGCCATCGCCTTTCCTGCTGAAGGCCGTGCTGAGTACATCGAACCGGAAGGCAAGAGCTACGAAGCGCAATTCCGTCGTCTTGAACAGCTTGCTGGACAGATCAATGAACTTGGCCTGTCTGCTGTCCTAGGTCAAAAGCTCAGTGCTGAAACGGCTGAGGCAAAGCGGATCGACCGCAGCCAAGGCGACAGCACCATGATGGTCATCGCACAGCAGGTTCAAGATCTGATTGACAACTGCCTGCGGTATCACGCTGATTACCTTGGTCAACAGCAATCAGGCAGCAGCTATGTCAATCGGGATTTTGTGGGCGCACGCCTTGAACCCGCCGAAATCCTTGCACTGTTGCAGCTCTACACCGCAGGCACCATCACACAAAAAACACTGCTGGATCAACTGGCGCAAGGTGAAGTGTTGGGCGATGACTTTGACGTAGAAGAGGAACTGGAGGGCACTCAATCGGGTGGCTTGATTGAGCTTGGTGGCCCTGAAAACCTTGGCGCTGAAGATGTAACTGGCGAAGAAATGATGGCTGAAAACAACGATGACGCTATTGCTGAACAATGACGCAATCAGGCGTAACACCTCGCCTGCTCAACGTTGAGCAATTCAAGCGGCGTATTAACCGCAAAGATCCTGTTGCCAATATCTATCGCAACGCCATTGATCTCAATCGTTTCAGCAACGCTGTTGCCGGTCAGATCGTTCGTGATTACAACAGCATCATCCTCAGTGCCGTTGACGATCTAAAACGTATTGACCTTGGCGTACCCACGGCAGGCGGTGGCATCGTCAGTCCGGCATCAGTTCAGGCGCAACGACTTCGTGTTTTGTTGGCTCAACTGAGGGAATCGCTGGATAGCTGGGCGGAACGCAGCACGGCATACGCAGCCACCGAACTACAGGGCCTAGCCGAGCTTCAAACAGAATTTGTGACCGATCAACTGCGTCTTGCCGTTGCTGGCGGTGAGGCTGGTGCCCGTGGCATTGAGCCAAGCGTTATTGCTCAGCAGGCAGTCAACACAGTTGAGGTGGCGCCGAACTTTGCCGCTACTGTCGCCACTGTTGATCCAACGGATATCAACTTCACGTTGCCTGGCACGGGTGGCTTCAACCTGACGGCTGGCCAAGGTGCAGCGATCACATTGCCAAACGGTCAGGTCGTAGAGAAAGCCTTTCGCGGTCTTGCCGAATCGCAGGCGCAACGTTTCAACACCACGATCAGAACAGGCATCCTTGCCGGTGAACCCACGCCACAAATTGCACGGCGTCTTGTCGGCAACCTTGATTTTGGGCAACTGGCCAAGACCGCAAAACAGCAAGCCCTAGCCGGTGGCGAGCTGATCAAGATGGCTGACCATCAGGTTTTAACTGTTGTGCGTACAAGCGTGCAGCAGGTAGCTAACACAGCCAGCCAAAACGTTTACCAAGCCAATCAGGACGTAACCAAGAAATACCGTTACGTTGCCACGCTGGATAGCCGCACCTCAGCGATCTGCCGCAGCCTTGACGGCAAGGAATATGTTTACGGCAAAGGACCGCAACCGCCTGTTCATTTCAACTGCAGATCAACCACTATTCCAGTCGTTGATTACCGCGCCCTTGGCTTGCGTCCGCCCGAGGAAGTAATCGGTGAGGGCAAGCGTGCTGCGGAAGGCGGTCAAGTTTTGGCTAGTACCAACTACGGCCAGTGGCTACAAAAACAACCGAAGGCGTATCAGGAAGAGGTGCTAGGCAAATCACGCGCCGCCTACTTTGATCGCCTCAGCCAGAAGTTTGGTCCACAACAGGCATTAAGCCGAATGGTGCGTGAAGATGGATCAGAAGTCCCACTTAGAGTGTTGCAAGAACGCTACGGTTCAAACAATGGCTAAAAAGCCGACCAAGGCCGAAAAGAAGATCGGCAAGGTGATGAAGGAATACAAGGAAGGCACCCTGCAATCCGGCAAGCCTGGCCCCGGCAAAGGCCCCAAGGTCAAAAGCCGTAAACAGGCAATCGCCATTGCACTGAGCGAAGCTGGCAAAGCACGCAAGCCAAAAAGTAAAAAGTGATGGCACGCAAAAAGCCTGGCCTGTACGCCAACATTGCTGCCAAGCGCAAGCGGATTGAGGCTGGAGAAAAAGAACGCAAAGCACGTCCCGGCGAAGCCAATTATCCCGATAAAGACGCTTTCAAGGTTGCTGCAAAGACAGCTAAAAAACGTAAGCCGAAAAAATGAAAGGCAAGATTTGGCAAGGCGGTTGCACCTACCTCAAATGCTCCGACGGCATGATTGAGGGCCGTTTTGTCTTTCCTTGCCCAAATAGCCCCGAGGTGCTTGGTGCCTTAATGGGCAGACTGGCCGAGGGCGTAGAAGTCATCACCTGCACCGAGGATGATGATGAAGACGACAACGAGGATGACGATGATTGAGTATCGCGGCGAAAAGTTTGACGGCTACAACAAGCCGAAACGCACGCCTGACCATCCAACCAAGTCGCACGCTGTCTTGGCCAAGGAAGGCGACAAGGTAAAACTGATTAGGTTCGGTCAGCAGGGCGTGTCAGGCTCACCACCACGAAAATCAGAATCGGAATCAGACAAAATACGAAGGGCATCATTTAAGGCTCGCCATGCGGCCAATATCGCCAAAGGCAAAATGTCTGCGGCTTACTGGGCTGACAAGGAAAAATGGTGACCTACTGACGTTCCTGATGGTGTATCCAATCCTTTAGGCCAGTCACATATGCCCGTAACGCTTGCGCATTCCTCGCGTGCCACGGGTCACCCGTCGCTAAATATTCCATCATGTGCAGATCCACTGCCTTCAAACAGTGGTGAATAATTGGGTTCCATGGTCCGCGTACCGGTGTATCCCACTCGCGCCGTGACATGACGTGACAAGGTGTAAACCTACCTATACACTCTGATCGTTACCCTACGGGTCATTCATGTCTGAAGAGCAACTGCAGGAAGCTACGCCGACTGCAACTGGTGATGATCTTGATGCGCTTAAACGCAGCGTTGAGGCCCTAGAACGCAAAAACTTTGAGCTGATTGGCAAGCTTAAGGAGGCCAAAGAAAAAACGCCCAACCTGCCCGACGGGTTGAACGTTCAAGAACTTGTTGACTTCAAGCGAAAGAAGGAACAGGAAGAGCTTGAATCGAAAGGCAAATACGACGAAGCCCTGAAACAATACGCTCAGCAATTTCAAGAGCGTGAAGACGGCTACAAAAAGCGTATTGCCGATCTTGAGTCACAACTGACGGTTAATCAACTTGATAATCGTGTCGTTGCAATTCTTGCTGAACAAGGCGCTCACAATCCACACGATGCGCTGCGTCTAGTGCGTGATCAGTTGAAGCTTGACGACAGCGGCAACCCCATTGCTGTTGATGGCTACAACGAAATTCCCATGGATCAGTGGGTAGAACGCCTTAAGGCCGAACGCGGTTACCTGTTTAAGGCATCCAACATCAAAGGCTCTGGCGCACCTGTCGGCACAAAGGTCAGCAGTACCGATATCCCGGTCGGTATTAAAAACCCATTCCTACCCGAAAACTTCAACCTGACCGAGCAGTCACGTCTGTTCCGCACGGATCGTGATCTGTACGAAAAGTTGAAAACTGCAGCGGCTTCTGCTTAAGATGTAACCGTTAAACGCGAATGGTTACGCCGTTCCGTTATTGGGTTACGCCCGCAAACAGCAAATTCCCTGAGGATTCATCATGGCGACTCTTCGCTCTGATGTCATCATCCCCGAGATTTTTACTCCGTATGTGATCGAGCAATCGACTCTGCGGAACCAGTTTCTTGCCAGCGGCGTTGTGCAGCCCATGGCGGAACTGAATGCAACCGAGGGTGGTGACTTCGTAAACGTGCCTTTCTGGAAGGCAAATCTGTCTGGCGACCTGGAAGTTCTTACCGACTCCACCAGCCTGACGCCTGGCAAAATCACTGCTGACAAGCAAGTTGGCGTGATCCTGCACCGTGGCCGCGCCTTTGAGGCCCGCGACCTTGCTGCTCTGGCCGCAGGTTCCGACCCCATGGCTGCCATTGGTCAAAAGGTTGGTGAATACGTTGCCAACCAACAGCAGGCTGACCTGTACAAGTGTCTGGAAGGTGTGTTCGGCAGCCTGACCGGCTCTGACTCCCCTGCTTTTGATGCTCTGCGTTTTGACACCAGCGGCGCAACTGCTCTCGGCCCCCGCCAGGTGGCTAAGGCTCGCGCAATTCTGGGTGATCAAGGCGACAAGCTGACCGCTGTGGCCATGCACTCGGCTTGCTACTACGACCTCGTGGAGCGCAAGGCGATTGACTACGTGACCAACACGGAAGCACGCCTGAGCACTGCTGCAACTGGCGCTAGCACCATCAACGCTGTTGGCGGTTCTGTGGCTGCTGCCTACGGTGACGTTCGTGTTCCGACCTACATGGGTCTGAATGTGATCGTCTCTGACGACATCAGCAACAGTGCCGGCAACTATGCCTGCTATTTCTTCACCTCTGGCGCTATTGCCTCCGGTGAGCAGGCTGCCATGCGTACTGAAACCGACCGCGATATCCTCGCCAAGTCGGATGCCATGTCGCTGGACATGCACTACATCTACCACCCGGTAGGTGCTAAGTGGGCCGTGACCACCACCAACCCAACCCGCGCACAGCTGGCCACCGTTGGTAACTGGTCGAAGGTGTACGAAACCAAGAACATTGGAATCGTGCGTGCCACCATCACCTCCAACTTTGATTGATAGGAGGAACTAACGATGGCTTCTCAATTTGAAGTTTCTGCCGGTAAGTCGATTGGCTACACCTCCGGTCTCGGCGGTGCTGTCACTCAGGCCACCAGCAAGTCCACTGGTGTCACGCTGAACAAACCCTGTGGCTCAATCACCATGCACAACGCTTCGCTTGCGGGCGATGCCGAGGTTTCCTTCACTGTGACCAACAGCGAAGTGGCCGCTACTGACGTGGTGAACGTGTCCGTGAAGTCTGGTGCTACCACTGGTAAGTACCTGCCTTTCGTGACCGCTACTGCCGCTGGCAGCTTTGAGATCACTGTTTCCAACGTCGGTTCTACCGCTGGTGAAGCTGTGGTGCTCAATTTTGCCGTTCTCAAGTCGGCTGCTGACTGATGAGCATGTTCGCCTTCCGGCGGCTGCGTGAACGTGAGGCTCTGGCTACGGCTGGGGCCTCTTTTTCTGATGCAGAGCCTACGCCTACACTTGAAGTAACAGAAGATCAGCCGCTGTCTACCGATGGCAATAACAATCGACGCAACGGTGGGCGGCGCAAACGCCAACAGCTATCTGACACTGGTAGCAGCGGAAGCGATCATTGAGGGTTTTGTTCAGGATGACGATGTAACCGCCTGGGCATCGGCCACCACTGATCAAAAAAACCGGGCGTTGTTTACTGCCACGCAACGCCTTGATCGTGAGCGTTTTCTTGGTGCTCGGGCAACGGATACGCAGGCTCTGCAGTGGCCCCGTACTGGCGTGCGCAAGCCTGATACCTATATCAATACTTATGCCGTCGGCTTTCCATTCCGCATCACCACGGATTATTTCACCGACACCGAAATTCCAACGCAGATCAAATACGCACAATGCGTGCTGGCAACGTATTTGAACAACAATAAGGATGGGATGGCCCTGAGCGGACTGGAGGATTACAAGTCCGTGTCCATTGGCAGCCTTAGCGTCACCACTGCAGGCGCTAGCAGCACAGCCACTGGCGTTGATCGCATCCCGCCGATTGTGGAACGGTATTTAACCGGTCTTAGAATCAGTGGACCGGGCAACATTGCTATTCGCCGGAGCTGATCATGGCTGACTCTGATATGTACAACATTGGTTTTGAGTACATCAGTGATACCAGCGCTCACACCGGCAGGTTTTGGCGGCTCTACGCCCTTGCTGATGCAGTGATCAGCACAGCGACTGTTCAGAACGCCAGCGGCAATACCTTCAGCTCTGTGCCCTTGGCTGCCGGTGATTCAATTGAAGGCGTATTCACAAGCGTCACTCTGGCAAGCGGCAAAATTGTCGCCTATAAAATCTGATCATGAGTGATTCCAACGTTCTCGGTATTGATTACGCTAAAGGCGCAACATTTATTGGCGACAGTACGACGCGCACCGGTCGTTGGGCAGCAATTTATTTCACAACAAATGCCCAAATTGACGCAATTGTTGCGCAGAACTGGGATGGTTCCACCTTGTCTGGTCAATCCATGAGCGCCGCCACAACGTTGTACGGTGTTTTTACAAGCATCAAACTGCAAAACGGTCACTGCGTCGCGTACAAGCTCTAATGGCACTTGCTACTTCACTACGGAAGACCGCTGGTAAATTGATGGCCAAATTCGGCGGCGAAGTCACCATCAGGCGAATCACCACTGGCGCGTACAACCCGACGACAGGCACGGCAACACCAACTGCTTCTGAGACCGTTGTGCGCGGCGTGCTTGAAGCTGTAACTGAACGTGAGCTAAACGACCTAATCAAGAGCACAGATAAGAAGCTGACGGTGGCTGCTGTTGATCTTGCGGCTGAACCCAGCGTGGCTGATCAGGTGACAATCTCCGGGCGGATCATGCAAACCGTACAGGTCAACAAGATTGAACAGGATAATCAGGCAATTGTGTTTGAGATATTTCTGAGGGAATGACATGGCACGCCAGATCAGGATTGGCGAGATTGGTCAGTATGCCGAGGGGCAGCTCAACAAACTGATCACTGCTGC